GCGAGCTCGTCATATTGCTGCTGAGTTATCATTTGAACCGGGTAGCTCATGCCATTATCTGTGATATAGGCATCAGTGATCCGCTCTGGCTTTGCAGTGTTAAAATTCGCGCCAGGGCCAATCGTATAGCTGAATTGGGAAGGTACTAAATTGAATGTCTGCGTAGGCTGTTTCCACACCGACAGCGTGCCGATAGAAAGTGTCTCCATCAGCTCGTTTAAAATTTGAAGTGCATCATTAGCTTCGGCAGCGTCCGGCGTCTCGCCAGTTGCTATTGCGTCAATAAGACGAAGAGAGCCTTTGATTAAATCCATGACCACCATACAACCCCCAAAATGATGAGCCGCCCTTTTACAGGCGACTCATTATTGCTTATGGTGCAGCGAACAAGCCCTGGGGCAACAGCAATACCCAATCAATGGCCACGGCAGCAGTTGCAGCGGCATTGAGGGTAAATGTTACAGAGCCATTTGCCGCGGTGATGCGAGTGATGTACAGAGCTGTACCATCGGCGGCAGCATTTGACAAATAAGCCGCAAATTTACTTTCGGTGGTAAATTTTGCATTTGTCACAACTACAGAGCTGCCGGCAGCCGCAATGCCAACACGACCAAGGTTCTGATCTGTTGATACTGCGCCCGGGGTTACCGGGCCTGCTGATACTGTTGCCAGACCCTGGGCGACCAGAGCGGCCTCCAAGGTTGTGGTTAGCTGTACGATAGTGCCGGTAGCGTAGCCGCCGTAACTCTTACCTAATAAAATCATGGCTAAATCTCCAGGTTAGATTGCGTACATGCAAGACAGCTCTGGGTATGTCGCAGCCCAGCCGTAAAGCACATCAATACGAGTTGATTGGGTATCGTTTGCGCCATCTGAGTAATTCATCACGCGAACGCTGAAACCATCATCTGACTGCACGGAGCACACCAAGCCATCAAGAGGCTGAAGTGGGACCATGGCCAGGGTGAATGCGTCTGCGTGCATCATGCCAGAGCATGAATAAGTGCCAGATGCGGCTCCGAAGATGGCGAATGAGCCGGCGGTGGTGGCGTTTGACACATTTTGGAATGCGCCAGTAGCAACCAAAGCAGGGCTAATCGGCAAAGATGTAGCGCCGGGGGCCAGGTCAGCAGTAATAACGAACTGAGCCGGAGTGCCAGTAGATGCGCGAGTCTGCGGGTTGACAGCAAACACACCAGGAAGGGTAATTTTAGTACCCTTGGTGATAGTGCCGCCAGTTGCCGCAACAGCGATGCTTGAGCCAGAGCTACCAACGGTGACCGCAGTACCAGTAACAGCTTGAGAGCCATTTGTGTGGTTAACGATACACTGGTCAACCTCTGCATAGCAGCCGTAGCCATCCAGGAACAGGCCGCTGTCATTCATCTGAGCGATGCGGCTCTGACTATTGAACAGACCTGCATAGCCCTGCACCAGCGCAGAGTTCATCGATGGCGACATGATCAAGGTGCGCTGTTTGTCTTTCAGTGGTGCGCCAAGCTCGGTCAAGCGCTGACCCATGCCGGTCAATGCGGCAACTGCAAGCGCTTGGGTGTTAGGAGGAGTGCCAGGAGTGCCGAGAATGTTAAAGCCAGCGGTGCGCATCAGATCACAGCCTTGGCGGTCAATCTCGGTAATCACTGGAGCCATAGCTGCCAGGATTTTCTTTTCCATCGCCTGAAGACCAGTGGTCAATTCATTTGATGTAAAGATAATGTCGCAACCGCCCTGATTCAGGGTGAGAGGAACAGTTTGCTCGGTAGTAGCCTGGGGCTGAGCAACACGACCAGCACGGTAAGTGTAGCGGGGCGGCTTTTTGATGTTGATAGTATTGCCGGTAGCATAGCCACGAGCCATATTACCGCTGAACTCACCTTCCCAGTTACGGTTGGCGCGCTTTGCAAAGGCCAGGTTATTCTTGAGAATAGCCAGGGTTTCCTTCGCAATGATGTTACAAGTAGCTAATGTATTAGACATTGAAGTCTCCTATTATTTACCAATGTGCGCCATTTTTACGGCGATGTTCCTCGTACTCTTTCTGAGACATATCAGCCAAGTTTTTCTGAACTACTCCGCGATTTGAGCCTACAGGCTTAACCGGTTCGGGTGCAGAACTAACCTTTTTCACTGGCGCTGCTTTTGTTTCACCTTTGGATAAGGATTCTTCAAGTCGGCCAATCTCTTTAAGAGCTGCCCGCTCGCTCATCCCATTAAGCTTTTCAAGAGCTTCAGGGTTTAAGGCAAAGTGCCTGAAAATCTGAGGCCCTAAATCACTCTCAAGGACAGCGCTTGCAACATGAGCCTCGACATGGGCAGATGATTTTGACACCACCTGATCATAGTCTGGGTGCTCCGCGCGCGCCGCCTCGATCTTTGCCTGCCAGGACTCAGCATTAACGCTGGCGACCTTTGCATCAGCCTTTTCGGCCTCATGCTCGGCAAGCTCTTTCTTTGTACCTTCTGACGACAAAGCCTTTTGCTTCCAGTAATCAGCCTCTCTCAGCGCGTCATGAGTCTTTTTTGCATACTCATCAATGCGCTTTTGGATGCGGCCTTTTTCGGGCTTCTCCTGGGCTTCTTCCTGATCTTTGTCGCCTTCGGTGCTGGCGCCTTCTTTGGTAGAGGATTCCTCTGCGACAGCGTCCGCACCTTCGGCTTTCGCCTCGTCTGCAGGATTGTCGATAACAACGTCATCACCAACACTTACTACTGTTTCTTCGCTCATAGCGTACCCTTGCGATTGATAGGCTCAACGTGGCCCCCGGTTGCGCTTAACCCACCACTGGGAATGGTGGAGCGATAACTAAAGCTGTACTTTTCAGTTTGTCATAACATAGCACATTTATTGTTCTTGTTCATTATTTTGAACAATATCTTGAGTAACATCAGCTGCAAGGACCGGCGGTGGCGGGATATTCGCCTTCAAAAGCTCTATCAAGCCTTTCAGCTCTGCAACATCCAGGGCATTTTCATTCTTGGCCGCAGCTATGCGCTCATTGCTTTCGTTTCCAGACTTAGCTGCGTCAAGCTCTTGCTGCATCTGCCCAAGCTGCTGCTGAAGAAGCTGCATTTGGTCGTGATCTTCCTGCATTGCCTTCATGACATCGGGCGGCAATTGGCCTTCCTCTTCGTCTGGGTCTTTGGTGATCTCAGGCGGCATTGCACGCTTCAGGCGCTCGGCGATTTCACCGGCGTTTGGCCAGTCCAGAGACTCAATGACCTTGTCACCGGCCACCTGCATCAGCTCTGGGTAGTTCTGAGCCATTTGCAGCATGGATTCTGCGGACTCTTGGCGCTGGGTTTGGTAGCTTGGCCCCGTTGAAATAGTCACATCGTAGTCACCAACACTCATATCGTTCAGCACGGTCTTGATTGCGCCCGTCTTTGGGTCAGCCTTCATTTCCTGTTCAGGAATTTGAGCATTAATTTTTGCATGATTGAACTCGCCATCCTCTCCCAAGATCCTGACCACGCGCTCTGCATCGTAATAACTGGGAATCATGTCTAGGATACAGCGGCCACACTGGCGCTTGGTCTTGTTGGCATTGTCGGTGTAGTGGAAGTTGGCGAGATCGCCTTGGCTTTGTTGGGCCAGCTCTTGCCGACCGCTGGTTGCGTTGCCGCGCGCGCCTAATGATGAGTCAAAAAGCCCTGTTGTGGCCTTGATGTCGTCATTAGCCTGCATTGCCATGCCCATCAATCCTGACGGAAAGTCAGCCATTGGTTGGCGCTGTGGAGCAGGCACCAATTGGCCCTGATAAGTGGTTGGCTTGTATAGCAAGCGAGGCAGGGTGGTTCTATTGGCGTAAAGCCACTCCTCTTCGTGCCCCTCGTCCTGGCCCTCAGCCATTACCCATGGGGTTTTTGTGCGAGAGCTGATCTCTTCAGCCGCAGACGTCCAGAAGTAGTTGTAAAGCTTTGCCGGGTCTTTGGCGTTGCGGATGATGCCAGAGCGGATAACCTTGCCGTCTATGTTGATTTCGTTGCCGTACACAGGGAAAACAGGTATCCAGCGGCATTTGATCTCGGTGCGCTCGATGATCTCGGTAGCTGTAAGCTTGTACAGCATGATCTTGCGCTTTTCAGTTGCGCGCTCTTTAACAATCTGGATGCTTTCAGGTAGATCTCCGTCAAGCTCTGACTTGAGCAGCATTTCACCCGTACTCAGCAACAGCAGCTTGTCAGGCGTACATTCAACACGGTAATACTCGCCGACTATCAGCTCGTTATCGCGTATCCACTGCTGGTCTGTGAACCCTCCATCTATGTTTGATTTCGGGTATTCGGCCTTAAACTGCTTGCGGTCAATAACAGACTCGATTAGCACGCGGTAAGCGTCTGAGCCATCAATTGCCTTGCTTGAGTAGTCGAAGTGCACACTGAATGGGTTGGCAATGCGCTCAAACCTGATCTCTTGATCAAAGCTTTTCTCGTTCACATAATCAGTTATCAGGCGGTAATACCCAAATCCAATTGCCGCAGCGAAGTTAACTGCGGTGTCGTATGCCACGTCAGCATTTGAGGAGTACTCAATGTTTTTGATGAGCCCCGAGATGACCTTGGCTGTCTCAACGTCAGCATGATCGTCCACCGGGTGAACCTTGATGGATGATTGATTCTCAAGCTGGTCATTGGTTACCTGGTGCAGGAACGTGGGGATTTTGTTGATAGTGATGATCGGGCGCGCACTTGCCGCACGGCTTTGCACCTCCGCAGGATTCCACTGGCCCTCCCCGCCAGCCAGGAACTCAAGGTCATCTTTGGCCATTTTGACGTTCGGAGAGTTGTAGGCAATGGAGTTTTCGCGAAACGATTTAGCCTCTGCGATAATGTCCAGGTCTTTCTTGGCCAGCTCATCATTCTCTATCACGCGGCAACCTCGGCGGCTTGTGGCAGTCGTATCATCACGAAAGCCTTATCATCATCTTGAGTAGTAACGAAGCCAAATGAGCTGTAAAGCTTCACTAATTTAGCCCTATTTTCATCAGATACTAACAGAATTAAGGATATATCACCACTGTCAGCTTCAGCGCATACAAGGGCTATTAAATGCTTTGCCAGACCCTTGCCGCGCTTATCATCTGGGGTTAGCAGGTTGTGGAACTCGCGCACAGATGGCTGCATGTCGCGCGGAACAGCTACGCAATTGCGAATCAACACTGAGCACTCGCCGGCACGGATCTCATCTTTCCCGCCGCGCGTGTAATACTTATCTCCATCGAAGGTTCTATATCCGAATTTCATTAGTATTCACCTATGCAGTTGTCAAAGCCTTCCGGCGTGATGTGACAGACGTCAACCCAAAACAACCAAAGGTATCGGCGTTGCAGAACATAAAGCCCGGAATTGCGGTTGTACTTGCCTATTCTGATCATGATTAACTCCAGTGTTTTAGCCGTAAAATCCACGCTGCATATATGACGGGTCGATAGCTTTCTTTGGCTTCTTAATGTCGTTGGTCATCTGGTCGGCGACAAGGGCCAAGTACCTAAAAGCATCGCCGCCATGGCTGTATTGGTCATGCAGTGGAGTTCCAGCCTCGCCAGTTTTTTGGCTTATGTTCCTGCGATATCGCTTAAGGCATTCGATTAAGCGAAGAACACCTTTCGACTCAGTGTTGAAGTAGATGCGTGGGAACAGCAGGCGACCTGCGCGAATGCCGGCCTCTACGTCGATATTGGGAGTTTGCAGAACGCTGCGATTGAGGCTAATCAGCACCTCCTCGTCGCTTTTGCCAGTTTGGTGTCTGTGCGCAAATCCATCATGGGGCAGGTAATCATTCCCCCAATTCAATGGCTTCTCAGTCAGCTCTCTGACGTAATCAGGCAAAGTCCTGTGCGTATCCTCGATATAGTCAATAATCCGAATCTCGCTGGCCATGCGCTGCGCTACGATGATCGACATGGAGTCGGCAAACCCTAGATCCCAGATTGTGTGAGCCTTCAATAGAGGGTCATAAGGCACCCTGGTGAATCTACCGCTGCGCTCAGCATCGGCAACCTCATCAAAGTAGATTGCGCCCTCAACAGCTGGCTTGCAGTGACCTTCCCATATATGGTTGTAGTCCTCGACCTTCATTGTCGCCTTGGCGTGCAGGCGCTCTTGCTCAAGAACTTCAGGAAACCATGGGTTGTCGGAATAGTTTACAAGTACGCTTATAGTGTCTGGTGCAGGACGCACAACAGCCATTTGGTGAGTCTCGTCAGTCTCCAGCTCTGGATTGTAGCTAGTCCAAATCTCAGAGCCTGGCTTGCGTATTGTGGGTATCAGGATTCGCCAGGAGCGCGCAGTGGTTGTCTGGCCCTCTTCATTCCAAACAATGTCGCAGCCCTCGAACGATTTAATGCTGTCAACAGTTTGATCTGACAGCCCCGAGAAAAAGAACTGGCTGCCATTCTTCCCCCGTATCTCTGTCTCAAGTACTTGGTAAAACGATGAAAGGCCTAGGGCCTCTATTTGGTCTCGCAAAAGCTGGTGAACAGATTGCTTGATTGACTTCTGCACCTCGCGAGTGCATAGAATCCTGGTGCATTTCTCAGCGCCTTTGATTAGCAACGCCCTAGCAATACTCCAGCTCTTGCTTGATCCACGACCGCCGCGAATGAACTTGTAGCGGCTAGGCTGGAATAGAATATTGAGCTTTGGCGGAAACCTTGCCTCAATCAGCACCGAACACGACCTTGATGCTCATTGAGCCATCAGATGACTTATGATCTATCTCTTGTTTGTCGGCAAACTTCGGGAGCATTTTTGACAATAGCCACTTTCTGGAGTCTACGCGTAAACGGCTTCTTGCTATTGCTTCACCGTTTGTGACATAGCTTTTTTCGCCATCCTTGTCATACCTTTCCATCCAATCGTTAGAGCCATCGTCGGCAATATCTAGCAGCTCATCCGCCCAATAGTGCGCCCTGGCAGTGACTGCAATCGCGTATCTGTCCGAGAACCCTTCTCTATTCTGGGCTATCCAAAGCATGACAGTAGACCTTGCAGGAATGTGATCATCATCACAAATCTGCTTTACAGACTGGCCGCAGGCAATCCTTGATAGGATCTCTACGGCAAGCTCTTCTGTATACGAACTTGGGCGGCCATTATCTGCCATTTCATACCTCGCGAAGTCTCGAAGACTCGAATTAAAACATTATACTGCTGGATATAAATACAGCCCTGTGGCTGTGGTATTCCCGCCATCGACCAAAACCTGAGTTACCAGGGTATTAATTATTTCTCCCGTGGTAATCGGTATTGTTCTTTTGTTTTTGTTTAATGTTATCACAACTATATTCCCAGCTGTACCGGTGCATTTTATGCAGCCAGCCCTCAAGACGGCCGTATCGCTAGGGGTGACAGGGACACAATCATCAGACACAAAAGCATCAGTACTCATATAAAAACCTCTATTGTTACGAATTAAAACCCGATGCCTATGCCAATCCATAGGCGCTTATTTCTTGTGGCTCCAGTTACTTCGCCAACTGAATTTATTGTTACGGAGTAATACTCCATGGTGCCATTTACTTTTTGAATCCAGAGATCCGTTGTCATTGTCCCGCCCGGCGATAGGCTCACAGAGATTTTGCTATCTGCTGCGAATATCAAACTATTGATGTTAGGCCAGTAGGCTGAATCATTGGTTGCCAATGGGTGGCCTATAGCATTCAGCGCATAGCCAAGCCATGTCGCATCATAGGTAACAACTACGCCGAATATTTGGCTTATATAGGTCGCCGGCAAGGATAGGGTGTAGTTCCCACTTGCCGCAGCCGGGACGGAATCAGTAGCAGTTACCGAAACAGTCCCAGGAAATGGGTATTTCTGAGCGTCTACCCAGCTTGGCATTGTTGCAGTGCCACCCCCGCTCGGGGCGCTTAAGGATGTGGCATTTACCGTTGCAAGCGGGGTGGCAGACGTCTTAATCGCTATGCTTGCAAGAGTGCCCAGGCCAGTGGTAGCAATCGAGAATGACTGTCCAATTACCAACCCAGGACTTCCGGCAGTTGTTAATGAGTCAATTGAGGTAGAGGAGACAACTCCAGATTGAAGCTGTTTAATTGTGACATTTATTGATGCGCCATCGCGGTATATGGCACCGCCCGCATTCATGCCAGAGGTATTATCGTTATAGCTTCCTGACGCAATAGAAGCGCCATTATAGAAAATTTCAAAATTACCAGTAGCAAGATCCCATTTGATACGTATCGTATTAATACCAAGCGGCTCGCCAACCCCTGTTATATTGGCGATAATGTCAGCGCCATTGGCTCCCGAAACCTGCTTTCTGCAATAGAGAGTGCCACCGCTGGCGCTGCCAATCTCAGCAACAAACCCACTTCTAGATGAATTTATAAATGTTGAGGCTATCGAATCGTTAGAGCCAGCAGCTATGCGGTCAAAAGTGACGATGCTTTCATATAGTC